CTAAAGATAGATGTTAATAAAAATTTAAGTGGGTCTATTATTAAAAATTGTACCATATCACCGAAAAATCCACTAAAGAAATCTCTTACTTTATCTAGTGTTGAAGTTGAATCATCAGTGGCTACAGTAAATAAATTTTTAATACCTATTACTATTGCAGTTAAAGGTAATAATAATTTCGCAAAAGCACCACCTATAAGTTTAACTGCATTTCTTATTTTTTGTAAAGGGCCGGTACTTCCTCCTGCTACTAGACTTCTGACTCCATTTGCAATGGATTTAAATACCTTTGCAACAGAACCTATAGCTCTAATAATTGTGGGTAATATTACTGCTCCAATAACACCAAGTATTGGACCAACTACACTAAAGTTTTCTTTTATATTTTCAAAGGCCTGTTTAATATCTCCATCAAGAGCAAGATTTATTGATTCTATTATTTCACTTATACCTGTTATTGTTTGTTGGAGTATTTTAAAAAATAATTCTGGGTCTGTTAAGAATAATGCTGTGGCTAATAAACCACCTGCTGCAAAGGCATTACCTAAAAAGTCAGATAATCCATCTGCCATTCTATCAGAACTTTCAGCAATTTGATTTAGTATGCTATTGGCTTCTTCTTCTTGTTTAACCTTTTCTCGGCGTTCTTCTTCTGTTTGTATACCTTCTCTTAATGCTTCTAAAGTATCATTTGCAATATCTCTTTCTGCATCAGATATATTAGGGTCTTGGGATATTTCGCGAAGAGAAACAAATTCAGCACGAAGGGCTTCAATTCCTTTGCCTTGAAAAGAAAATCCCTTTTCCAAATTATCAAAGAATGATTGGTCATCTATTTTATCTGACTCATCTTTAGCTGCCTTAGTAGCTTCTTGCGTTGCGGCAATCAACTCTTTCATGGTTTTCAGCTGTTCTCTAGCTTCTTTACCACCAAATCCGGATTCTATTTGTGCTTCGCTTAACGACTTTCTTCTTTTATTCGGGTCGTTATTGTTTTCTTCCATATCCCTATCCTTTATTTACCACCGAAAGCTCTTCCTGCTTCAGATATACCAAAGGCACCTAATGTCACAACAACAAATGAAGTATATATTGTATCACTAATTAATAAATCTTGTCCCATGAATGCTGTGACTAGGTCACATATTCCAAAGACAGTCATTAAAAAGAATGATATAAATCCAATAATTGCTTTTTCATTTAAGTCATTATGGTCTAAGAATAAATCTATAAATTTTCTCTTAGGTGGCGCAAGTCGTCTCTTAGCTTCTGCAGCTTCGTCTTGCATTGCCTTAATTGTATCCTCAGCATCGTCAAGCTTTTCAATGAGGGCCATATACTTATCGAGATCTATCTCGACTTCGTTTCTACTGTTATCTTGTTGTTCACTCATCGTTTCATTTTCCTCTGCTCATTTTGTATTCTTTCATTTTCTTTTTTAATCCAATCCTGTAAGAGAGCAATATAAATCTCCCTCTCCCACGGCATCATATTATCTAATTCAGTTAAACTGTAATTATGATGTTGCATTAATGCAAAGTTTGTTCGGTAATGGTTAACCAAACTCTCGTGCGAGAGGCCTATGTAAAAAAACTAGCCAGTCCTCTCAACTCTACCGTATTCGGCTTCTCACATTTTATACAGTTAAACTTTACCTCATGTATTAGTTGTGGTAATGATTTATAGAATTCAGCAATCTTAGCAAATTGTTGAGCATTTAAATTTTCAACAAATTCCTTCAGTTCCTTTTTACTATAATGGTCTTTATTATAAACATCTTCCGAATCATATATTGATTGTATGCTGTCTACAATAACATTCATCATCTCGTCTACGCCACCCTCTGGATTTGATTTTTCCACAGTTTGCATTGACGGATAATTTAATACCACACCAACATCTTTGGTTAATTCAATCTCGTTATTAACATCATTAGCTGTCATTTCAATATCATCTACATTAATTTCTACATCTGTAAGTGCTGTACATTCTTCATCACAATTACATTTCACTCGAACATTCATAGTTTCACCTACTGATTTAGCTCTTAATTGTAAAAATAGATATTCAACATCAAACATTGCTAATTTATTAACATCTATTTCGTCATAGCATGTATTTATTACATCTTTGACTGCTCTTAATATTGCCTTTTGGTCATTTGTTTCCGCGGCAATCATAAGAATCTTTTCCTCTTTTACAAGGTAAGGTCGAAATTCAACCTCTTTTCCATTCGACGGAATAACCGTAGTATATTTCGCCGTATTCAACTTTGGCAAAGCCATAATATATTTCTCCTATTATCCTAAAATATCAAGTCCAGACCTAATAGTAGATAAAGTACTACTTAAAGGTCCTTCTGGTTTATATTTATCATATGCCCAGGTCACTTCGAAACGAACAAATTCGCCACTATCTTGTGACAATTCGCTTGAAGATATGGCAGTTGGAAAAGCTTTCTCCAACTTAACACCATACACTGGTATATTCTTTTGATTCAGCTGCTGTATAATAACATCAACCGAATAATCATTTTTATATCCCACTAGGTGAGATTCTTTATTTACAATGTTGGACATCCAATTGTCAAACATCTTTCGCATATAATAATCATTTGTCAATAAGAATGACATTGTCACTTCATCGTCAATAAATGTATATGGAAACTTTCTAACTTGTTTGTGTAATCCTTCTTCGTATGTAGCAATAGTTGAACCTGGTAAGGTAACTGATTGACATAATATTGCTATATCTCTTGGGTCATTTACCAATTGACTTGGACTAAAATTACCAGACACAGCACTACCAATAAGGCCTTGTATATCTAAATTTAATATAGACTGAGAAGGTGGTGTAAATATAACACTAAATCTATTGGCAGGAGCTAAACCACCTTTCTGCGATATCGTTGATTTTAATTTGTCTATGCTACTCACTACCTTCTCCTAGCTATTTCAATGCTATCTTTAAATACAGTTGATTTTGCTGCCTTTCTAAATTGTTCTGTCGGTAAGAATATTGCCAATTCCCAATCTGTCATTGGTACTCTTACTATCTTTGATTTTACATGGTCTGTTAAATAATGTTTAAAACAGGGTTTAAATTCTTTATATCTACGAACACCTGCTAGTAATTTATATCGCATCTTTACTAATCTTGACCTATCTGTTACTCTCTTTGGAGCTGTTTTCATTAATTCATCTAAAAACGCTGCACGAATATCTGGTCTAAGATAATGTAAATTTAATCCATAAAATCCGCCAGGTGCAGGTTCTACTAATATTGTAAGTGGAAATCTATCGTAATAAGGTAGTGTCTTTTTTGTCTTAGGGTCATAGAAATACATATACATATTTCCTGCAATAGTTCTACTACCTACTGGGTCTAGCGCGTCGTCTTTAAGTAATTGCGTTCTATTAACATTTAATTTTGACACATTATCCTGGAACCATTTCTTAGATGCATCGGTTCTTGCTTGGATACCTGCCCTAAATGCTTGTGCCTGTAAAGTGTCGAATAAACTTGCCATATATCTATTTATACAAAAATTATAAAACTTTTATACCTAGATTTTTTAAAGTTTCTTCTGTCCATACTTGGAATTTCCAACCATTATGTTCTGCAAATTCGGTTGCAGCTTGCCATTTATCGTTGTTCTTTGCATATTCCATTACTTCTCGTATGTACTTTTTAGTCTTTCTTGACCTCTTTTTAGGTGGTACAGTTTGATTTTTAGGTTTAATTTCTATTAAATAAACCTCTTTATTATCCATTTGTATAAGTAAATCTACAAAATATCTATGCAGTTTTTTATCAATAGATGATTTGTATGGAACAACAACCTCTTCGCTATTCCACAGTTTTACCTTTGGATTCTTTTCACACCATTTAAAAGCCTGTCTTTCCCACATGGAACGATAGACTATATTGTTTGGATTACCAGCATATTTTTCTGGTTTCGTTAATTTGTATTTCCCTCTGTAAGCCATTATAAATAAACCTATATATTAAATTATTATTTATATAGGATAAGCATGGCAAATACAATAACATTCCCAGAAGAAATGCGTGGCGGCAACAATCCTGGCCTTCCTATGATTCAATTTAAGGCCAAAACTCAGGCTGTAGAAGTCGAGTCAGTATTTCTATATATTCCACAAGGATTACAATTTACAGATGGTGCAAGTTATACAGGTATAGAATTGGGTACCATTAACGCTGCAA